ATTGATAAGCAGTTTGACTGTATGGCAAAATATCTTTCATGGGATATACTTTTCAAAAAATCATATTACGCAACAGCCAGAGATGAACTTGAAAAAAACAAGGATTCCATGAACGAACTTGAGGAGATCGGAAAAAATTTATAAAGCACGTTCCAAATTCAAGTTTGTAGCTTAGATATATTCATAATATTACATAGGACATCTGTCAGAAATGGCAGGTGTTTTTCTTTTGTTACGGAGCAGAGATGCTTCTTTTTTTGTACCCATTTTTAGGAGGAGGTGAGAGGCATGGCGAGCCGTATTCAGGGTATTACCGTTGAAATCGGTGGTGATACAACAAAACTGCAGAACGCTCTGAAAGGCGTGAACGGACAGATCAAGTCCACCCAGTCACAGCTTAAGGATGTAAATAAGCTGCTGAAACTGGATCCGGGAAATACGGAGCTTCTGGCACAGAAGCATAAACTGCTTGCGGAAGCGGTCAGTGAGACAAAAGGGAAGCTGGCTACCTTAAAGACCGCAGCAGAACAGGCAAATACGGCATTTGCCAATGGTGAGATCTCTAAGGAGCAGTACGATGCCCTACAGAGGGAGATCGTAGAAACAGAGCAGGACTTAAAGAATCTGGAAACACAGGCGAACCAGTCCGCAACGGCAGTGCAGAAGATCGCAGCAACAGGTGAAAAGTTAAAGACGGTCGGGGAGAATATTTCTTCTGCCGGACAGAAGCTCCTCCCGGTAACTGCCGGAGTGACGGCACTTGGTACGGCATCCGTAACGACTGCAGCCAACTTTGAGTCTTCTATGTCACAGGTACAGGCAACAATGGGAATCACCAAAGATGCCATGTCAACGGTAAACGGTCAGTCCGTAAATACAATGGATACCCTTTCCAAGCTGGCAAAGAAGATGGGTGCAGAGACGGCTTTTTCCGCATCCGAGTGTGCAGAGGCATTGAATTACCTCGCCCTTGCCGGATACGATACACAGCAGATGTGTGATACGCTGCCGACCGTTCTGAACTTGGCAGCAGCCGGGGATATTGCCCTTGCTGATGCTTCCGATATG